TTTCAATCGTTGCTGATGAAAACCTGCGCGACGATTTAATTCGCGCCGCTTTTAAAAGAATTGAATTGCGTTAATTTCGTGCTGCAGATTCTTTCCAATTCGCTCTTCAATTTTTTTCATTATAAAATTTGACATTGGCGGGCTTTTCAAAATACCGGGCGCGGATGGACCTTGTATTTTTTTAATTGGGAAACGTTTTCTGCCGGTACGTTCAAAGACGCCGCCGCCTTTTATGAAAGCGTGCTTAAGATAGCCGCCTTGCCCTCTGATATTTTCCGCAAAAACGCCGCTTGCCGGTGGACGTTTCAACCTTCGACGAGGATTAATTTTAAAACGTTCCAAAGGATTAACTCGACCGCGTGAGGTAATTTCGCCGCGCAAATTTCCTGCTTTTACCGTGACAGTTTTTGTTACATTGCCCGGCGCAATGGTGTACCGTTCCTTAACCTTGCCGCCAATATCCTTACGAACGCCGCGCAGGGTACGCCTTAGCGCACTGTTTACCGCCCGTATCAATTTATTGCCGTCCGTTTTTATATTAAAATTGATTGACGGCGTAACTCTAATTTCCATTTGAACCTCCAAAAACGTTTGGCATTTTCGGCGTATTCATTGCGTCCCCGCTGCAAGTAAGCTTTACCAGCCCTTCAAGCTCCAAACTTTCCTGCACTTTTAGCCGCCGCCCGTTGAATTTGATAAATTCCGACTGCTTGGGGATTCGCCGCCCGTAGTCCGCCGCCCTAAAATATATCGTCAAATAATGATAAACCAAATTGACGCCGTGCAAGAGCGTTTTTTTCGTATTGAAATTACTTGGCTGTTCGCCGCTGTATTCGCCCGTTGAATAGGTTACCACCGCCGGCAATTCCACTTCGTCAAGCGTTACCATTTCGCCAAATTCGTTTATGTTTACGAACGTTTCAAGGTCTTTTTGTAATGTTTCTTTAAAATTCATTGTTAGAACGGAGAAAGGCACTGCCACCGCTGACAATGCCTCAAAATTTATGAATACCAACTGTAACCAATTTCTTAATTAACCAAATAGCACTCTATTATACAGTTGACATTATACCAAACGCCGTCTTATTTTGTCAATAAGAAAAAATTTTTTTATTCAATAAAAACTGCTCTCTTTGTCATACCGCGCCGAAATTCGGTTGTGTTCAATTCTACCAATAAATTTTCAATCTGCTGTTGCACATATTGTAAATCTGCGCGACGCAGGCGGCGGTCTCCGATGGTATATTCTTGCCCGGATAAAATGGCGCGTTCGGCGTCCAGATATTGTTGCAAACGTTCCCGCTGCATTGTTTTTAAATCCATAAAAATAACCTTCCTTAATAAAAAGTGCGTCAAAAAAAAGCGCGTCATGTGCCGCCGTTTGGTACAAGGCGGGGGCGTGCGGTGAAGTTGAAGAAATTGAAAGGCGGGGGCGTGCGATGACCCAAGCGGCTGACGCGCGAAGATTCTTTCTTTCGTAGTTTCTTTCTTCTAAAGAAAGAAAGTACATATAAAAAATATAAATAAAAAGATTAAAAAATATTAATTTGATGAGAAATAATTTTTTTTGAAACGGGTTTAACCTGCGCGATCGGTTTTTGGCGTTTGAAATTGTTCCAATCTTTAATTTCCAAACTTTTCATTGCGGCTAAATTGTAATTCATCAAGTCAAGAGCCTCATTGCGGACGCCCTTTGAAATTGTTTCCCAGCTTGTTACCATTAAGCCGCCGCTTTTACGTACTACGCGCCGCTCGGCGATTAACTGTTTAAAAAAATTAATATCAAAGTTTGCTTCGGGATTATTCGGGAAATGTAAAAATTGTGCGCCCGCCTTTTCAATTCCAAGCCTTGAAAAAATTTCGCTTTTGCCGGTATTGACGCCTAAAATCGTCAAAATTATTCCCGAATTTTTTGGATATGAATATTTGAAAATCAGAGGTGCGCCAATTTGCCCCGTGCCTTTAATTGGAAAAATATTTCGGTACTGATTCAAGCGGCAATAGGCGTAAACCGCGTCGGTAGCGTAGCCTGAATCTATGAAAACGCGGCTGATTTTTAAGCGGTCGCCGTTTTGGTACTTGTATTCTTTGTTTAAAATTGAATCAAGCCTTTGCCACGTTTCAATATCGTTGGGACTGCCGCGCACAATCCCGCGCCAAATTCCAAAAAATTCTTCGTCAATTCCCCAGCCGCCAATTAAAATTTCAAGGCGATTGGCTTGCACGTCCACCGCGCCCGTTAAAATTAAGACGCCGTCGGGCAATTCGGCAGGATAACTCTCGCGCCGTTCCAAAAAGTGAGTCTCGTCGTTGTATTCGCCCGTCAATTTGTAGGAAACGCCAAAACGTGTATTGAACACTACCGCCTCTCGCGCAGGGTTGCCGCGTGCCGTCAAATATTCCGTCATAATCTGCGCCCAACTTACCCACGGCGAAGTAAAGCCGTTAATAAAAAAACTGCGCACGCCATTAGAAAGCGCGGCAGGATTTTTCACAATGTACCTTTGTTCGGTGTTTTTAACTTCAATTTCGCTAAATTCCATTCCACAATCGGGACAACGCCATTTGACGGATTTCACTATAATTGTACGGTTTTTGTATTCGTCCAAATGTTCGTCAAAATCCACCTGCATATTTCGATAATCCAAACAGTGAAATTCGCCGCAATTTTTACAGCGGTGTTGCCATTCTTCCTGCGTGCCAAGTTGATATTCGGCGTCAATCATACTTTCACCCTCGACCGTCGGCGTTGAAAATAGCGCGGTTTTATAATCCCAATATGTTGTTTGACGTTTAGCCGCCAAGTCAACGGGGTTGCCTTCATCGCCGCTTGAAATTGGATAACGGTCAACTTCATCTGCCAACAGGATTTTAATTGGACGGGAGGCAAGACCGGAAGGCGAATTTGCACCAACTAAAACAATGCGCCCGCCTGTAAAGTTTTTGCTTAAAATTGTTTGATTTGAATTGCGCGTTTTGTTTAAATCGTAAAAAAGCGGCGTTAAAACGGGCGTATCTTCAATCATTTTTTGTAAACGACTTTTTGAAAAATCCTGCGCGAGCTCCAATGTCGGCTGTATTATCATCAAATTGCAGGGATTTAAATGCACATAATAACCTACAATGGCAAGGAGCATTTGCGATTTTCCAATTTGACTTGACGATTTTACCACAATTTTTTTAACGGCAGATTGATTGAAACTGTCCATTATTTCTTTTACATAGGGCGTTCGCGCAGTTTTGTATTGTCCGGGTTCTGCCGCTGTATTTGGCAATTTTAAATATTTATTCGCCCAACTGCTGATTTTCAAATTTGGCGGTGGAAGTATCGCTTGCGCCAATTTCAGTCTCAATTTCTTCATTAAAATCAGCACCTTTAAGATTTTCCGCCAACTCGGTTAAATTTTCATAAATTTCATCATTCAAAATTTTGTAAATCTGCGCGACGGTTTTACCTTCCAGTTGCGGGCTTAACTTATTCGGCAAGCCCAAAAGTTTATTTCGGAAGTTGGTCAAAATTTCAACAAGGAGGCTGTCAACCAATTCAGCGCGATAAAATTCGCCTTTCATCTGCCTAAGTTTCAATTCAGCCATTTTGCGTTTGGCGCGTTCGTGCAGTCCGCGTTCTTCCCAAAAATTAACTTTGCCTTTGCCGTCTTTTTCGTAGGCTTGTTTAGACTGATAGTAATTTTGCATACTTTCAATTAAAAAAATTGCGTTTTTTTCGCCTTCATCACGGACAACAATTTTTTCATCTACAAGCTGGCTGATTCTGCCCGGCGTCAAGTTTAAAATGCGTCCCAACGCCGCTTGTGTGGTCGTCCATTCTTCAAAATTTCCGGTAAGTTTCATTTTTTCAGTCAACCTCCAACATTTAAACGTTTAGCAAGAAAAAAATTTCGCGTCTAGACAGGCTTTGAACTCACGGCGGTGGGCGAAAAGAGTGAGTTTCAGCAGTACCTTAGCCGCTTATTTCAAGGCAGTTTTATATTTTAAAATACCGTCTGCGATGGCGCGGGCAAAATCTGCGCGACGGTTTCTAAGTAAAAGGGCGTCATTGTAGTTATCAATAAAAGCCGTTTCAACCAATATTGCCGCCGCCAATGTATTTTTTAAAACATAAAAATAAGCCATTTTCAAGCCGCGATTATTTGTACCAATTTGATTAATAATTTCACGTTGTACGTAATTTGCAAGATTGCGCCCGCCGTTTGAACCGGGATAAAAATATGTTTCCGTACCACCTGCGCGACCCGTGCCGCTTGCGTTGCAGTGAATTGAAACAAATATATCTGATTCAAATTTGTTAGATACGTCACAAATAGTTTGCAAGCTGTCTGATTGAACAAACTTAACTTTTTCGCCCGCGTCAATTAAAAGGCGTTGGACTTCCTTGCCAATTTCATATGTAATATCAGCCTCGCGCAGGTTATGTGCGCACGCGCCGGCGTCCAGGTTTTTATGATGTCCCGCGTTTATCGTGATTCTCATTTTTCTTCACCTTTAAAAAATAAAAAAGTTATGTCGATTAAAGCCGCCTTCGCCAAAATGAAAAACGCCTCTGTTTCATTGCCGTTTTGAAATTCGTATTCTGATAACGCCAAAAATATTAACAAAAATATCACAATTAAAAGCTTGAATAAGTTCAAATTTGTCACTCCAAATAAATCAAATGATGATACGCCGCCTGTAAGCTTGCGTAGTGGCGTATTTTTTCAAGGATTCGGTAAAATTTGTTGTCATTTATATTCAGCAATTCGCACGTATGAGCATAATAAACACTGCCGTAACGTGATTTAAAAATTTCGGTGTATAATTCGCCGTGTTTGGCGCAATATTGCCGCGTTTTGTCAATCACTTCAAGCCACTTTTCAGGGTGGTAAATTTTGCGCCCGTCCAATATGATTAATTTTACCGGCATTAGATTTTTAATGACTTCGGACGCCGTAGGGTCGCCTATGGCGTTGTCATTTCTTATTTCATATTTTGGAAGATGCAACCGCGCCTCTTCAACTGCCTCGCGTATTGCCGCCTCGTTATATAATATATATTCGATAAATTTCAAATGTGGCTCTGCTGCCGTTAAACGTTGCATTTTTTACCTCAAAAAAAAAAGCCGCTTTACGCGGTAGGGAGTAATGTATTTGTTTTTCGTGTTAAAAATTCGCCATTTTACATATTATACAACAGTTTCGGCGTTTTGTCTTCAAAATAAGGAAAAATTTTTTAAACCTGCGCGAGCTGCGTACATTCGGGGCTGCAACAAATACGGCTTGCGTGATAGGTTGCAAATTCCCGCCCGCAATATTGGCAACGCCTGATATATTTTACAGGATTAAATTTTACTTTCTTGTTTAAATTTTTCTTTTTCTCACGTTGGAAACGGCAACTTGGACACTTTTTGGCGGCGTTGGAAAGAGAATTAAATTCCTTGCCGCATTGAACGCAGATTTTTTTAAATGTTTTATCTTGCCACGAGGCTTGACTTGTACAATTTTTACTGCAATATTTTTGCCCTTTGTTTCGGGTTAAAAATTCCACGCCGCAAATTGGACAAATTTTTTTAATCGGCTCTGCAACAGGTTTTTTAATTTTTTCGACGGGCTTTTCAACTTTTGTAACAGTTTTTTTGCGATAACAATATTGATGGACACATTTTGGCGAACAATATACCTTTTGTTTGTTCGCAGTTTCAAATTGTTTGCCGCAATTTTGGCAGGTGTGAATTTCAACTTTTGCGGCGCGTTGCCTTTTCAAATTTTGCCTTGCATTAAGTGACAATCTGCGACATTTTTTACTGCAATATTTTTTAAACGAATAGCCTGTTTCAAACTCTTTGCCGCAAATTTCGCAAGTTTTAACCATCGGGGAACACCGCCTTTGCAATTTCGCCGAAAAAGTGTTTAAGTGCGGGCGTCCATTCGCGGGGTTGTTTTTGTTTAACCTGCTTAACCTGCGCGACGCCGCGTTTTAATCTTTCCTTGTTTAATTCTGCTTTTTTGTAACATTTTTTACTGCAAAATTTTTGATAACTTATCGTAGTTTCAAATTCAGTCCCGCAAATTGGACAAGTTACTTTGTAAGTTTGTTTTGGCAATTTGTACATACGTTTAAAGTAATTTTTACTGCAGTTTTTGCAACAAAACACCTGAACGGGAATTACTGTTTCAAATTGGATTCCACAGCCTTTGCAAGTTTTAAGCATTTCAATTTTTCCCTCCTTTTGGCGTTTGCTGTACGGTCGCGCTTGCGTTTAAATTCGGAGGCACAGGCACTGCAACAAAATTTGAAACGCTGATCATAACGGCTATAAATTTTGATATGACGCCCGCAGTTAGCGCAGTCAAATTCAGTTAATGGCTCTTCAAATTCGGGTTCAAAATTGTAGTCATCGGGGACTTTGAAACTTTTGTAGCGTTTTTTACAACGTTCACTGCAATAGACTTTGGTCGCGTACTTGGTATTAAATTCATTCCCGCAACAAAGGCAAATTTTTTTCATTTTATCGCCTCCCATCGTAAATTGAAAAAATTGCCCGCCATTTACACTGAACGACGGGCGAAGATTCTTAAAAAATTACCGAATGAAAAAAGCTTTATCGCCGTTTTTGAAGGCGTCGTGAATTTCTTTGAGGTAAGATTCGGCGTCTTCAAAGGATTCAAACTCTTTGAGAATTGCGCCGCCGCGTACGGTCTGAATGTGCAAATTGTACCTGCCGTTTTGCTTGCTGTATTGGGCAATTTTGTCCGTAAGTTTGCTCTTGCCGTGAATCCAGCGGTCATATTCATTAATACTTAAATAAAATTTTGACATTGAAATACCAAAATTGGTATCCGCGTCCATTTTGTAAGTAGTTTCATCATCTGTAATTAAAATCATTTTGCCACCCCGTCAAAAATATTTCCAACAACTTTTAAATATTTCAAGCGGCTTAAATCCCAATGCTCATAGCCCTTGAATTTAAAACTGCCATTGTACCAGATAATTTCATAATTTTTATTTTGATATTCGACAATATCGCCCTCGTAAATTTCGACGCCCTTTTTGTCGGTCAAGCCGGTAAATTCACCGATGCTTTCTTCGACGACAAGGATTGCCGGTTTGTACGAATCGAACGGGCGAATGGTCGGCGTGGTTTCATCAGTGCCGCCGGTTTTGCGGTAGGCAAGTAAACCGTAAACCCAGACGCCGCTTGCCATTTTCCCCCTGAATTTAATTTTTCTCATTTAAATTTCCACCGCCTCTAATGTTTCTGCCAACTTGTCAAAATAAGCGTCGGCTTCTTCAAAAGTATCAAATTCGCCAATGTACTTGCTGTTGTAGTTGTAGTCGGCTTCTTCCACGCAGCAAAGCTTAATTTTTTCGCCTCTGCAGGAAGATTCTTCAAGCTTTAAGTAAAAATCTTTGAGAGCGCGGCTTGCCAAATACAACATTACGAATTTGCCTTCAACTTTAATTTCATTGCCGTTATTAAGATTCAACAGAGTAGCGTCGGGGGTTTTAATCCACATCAATATTTCACCGCCTTAAGTTTTTCCGCCAAATAATTAAAATGCTTTTTGGCGTCTTCATCAGTTTTGCAAGTCTGGATTTTAAAGCCGTTATCGCCGTTATATGACATCACGACGTTGCCTTCGACTTGAATTTTCAAATCGTTTTTTGTACTGAACAAAGTATAATCGGGCGTTTTAACCCACATTCTTTTTTCCTCCTTCAATACGTGTTAAAATATCTTTATTCATACTGTTACGGTTTTGAAACGTTTTGTTTACGGTTTTGAAACGTTTGCAACATTTCTTCAATATAACCCTGCGCGAGTGCCGCGTTGGGAAATTTGCCCAAAAGAATATCATTGTAAACAAGCTTGCCGTCTGCACCGAATACAAAATTGTCCGTGCTTGCCATAACTTTATAGCCCGCCTTTTTGTTGTTTTCGTAGTATTCCTT